AGCCCCGGGCAGGTTCGTGTTTTTACGCGGCCTGGGGGGGCTTCTCTGTGTCCTGGGTTTGCTGGGGTTCCGGCGCTTCCAGTGCTTCTTCCACATCCTGCTGACCGCTGCCAACATAGCCAATGCCGTTGTAGTGGATCTCCACAGTCTGGGGCGCGTGCTTAGACCACTTTACCTCTTTCTCGTGGACTACGATCCTCTCAATGAACAGCCGCAGCAGCTCCGGCGTCAGCTCCGTGATATCCGTGTACCGCTTCGCCTTGTCGAGGAAGCTGTCCGTCCCGCTCACCGTTTCCCGCAGGCGTTGGACGTCGGCTTCTTTCTGCGGGATACTTGCGGCGATTTGATTCTGCTCCTCCATATAGCTGCCGGAAAGCATCTGGAACTGTTCTGCGGTGATACGGCCAAGCACACTGTCCTCATACAGCTTCTTGAAGATGGTGTCCAATTCCATTTTCCGTTTCCGCATGGCTGCCAGTTCTTTCTCCTGCCTGCGGATCTCCCGCTGAAGTTCGGTGAACTGCTTGCTGCCAATGTAGGCGGCGAACTTTTCCGGATGTTCCCGTGCCGCACTCGTCACCCGGCGCAGGTCCTCCAGTACAATCTCGTCCAGAACACACTCCCGGATGTAGTGGCCCGTGCAGGCTTCCCCGTCCTTCTTGTAGGTGCGGCAGGTAAAGTGATTGTAGCTGGCGGACATGGTATGCGCCCGGTGCAGCACCATGTTGGAGCCGCAGTCGGCACAGAACACAAGACCGGAGTACTTGTTCTGTTCTTCCATCTTGCTCAGACGGCGCTTGTTCTTCCGCACTCTCTGTACCATGTCCCAGACCTCCCGCGTAATGAGGGCGGGATGGGTATTCTCAAAGACCATGCATTCCTCTCTTGGATGCTCGACCCTCCGTTTGTCCTTGTAGGACTTCGTACTGTACTTCATGTTGACGGTGTTGCCCAGATAAATTTCGTTTTCCAGCAGGTTGGCAATGGCGCTGTCAGACCAGTTATACGGGTGTGCGGTGTCCAGGCAAGTATGATTCATGCCGAATCTGGTGTAGGCGTACATGGTAGGCGTCAGGATCTGCTCTTTCTTGAGAATGCGGGCAATTTGGCTGGGACCGTTGCCACTGGCGCACATGGCGAAGATCCTACGGACGATGGATGCCGCTTCCTCATCCACGATTAGTTTTTTCGTGCCTGGGTCCTTTCGGTAGCCGTAAGGCGCTCTGGTCCCCAGCCGTTCGCCCCGTTCCGCTTTGGCCTTCAGCACCGCACGGATCTTCCGGCTGGTGTCCCGAATAAACCACTCGTTAAACAAATTCTTGAACGGCATGAGGTCATTGCTCTCGCTGCTGTCGGTATCCACATTGTCATTGATGGCAATGTAGCGGACGCCGAACATGGGGAATCGTTCCTCGATGTAGAGTCCCGTGTGGAGCTGATTCCTACCGAGGCGGCTGAGATCCTTGGTCACGATGATCCCGATCTCGCCGTTTTCCATATCTGAGATCATCTGCTGGAACGCCGGTCTTTGAAAGTTTCCTCCCGAAAAACCGTCATCTCCTAATGTCAAGAGAAAACCAAAGAATTTATGAGATTTTTTGCCGGATTTTACGCTGATTCAGTAATTAAAGCCCTCGGAGAGTCAAGTCTGTGACGGAAAACACGCCTACACCCGAAGTATTCAAGTCTGCGATCCATGAGGCAGTCTGCATGACATCTCGCCCCAGGCGTGTCAAATCTTTTGTCAAAAGAGCGTCGGCCTGTCCTTGCCGGACAGCTTCCAGAAAATCATTCAGCCCAGGCCGGTCAAAGGTCAGGCCGCTGGCCTCGTCCTGGGATTCTCCCACAACATTGAGCTGATACTTTTCTGCAAAGCTGCGAAGATAAATCATTTGGTTCTCCAAAGCCCATTTATCAGGTGAAGCAACACGCCCATAGAGCCAATACCGTTTTTTATCCCTGTTCATGCTCCGCAGCCTCCTTTTTTGTGGTATCGGCAAGCAGCCGTTGATATTCGTCCCCGCATTTCCAAACGATCTCAATGGAAGTTGAACTATAAATGTAGATGTTCTGAATCAGTAAATCCACCAGTTCCCGTGTCAATGTCCTGACATTAGTATAGGGGAGTATGCTGCCAGCGGAGAGTTCTTCTCCCTTTGCCTGCCGTTTGGCGTCCTCCAGCTCTTTGATTTTAATTTCAAGCCGCTGGATATGTTTTTCACACCGTCCTCGCTTATGCTGGTAGTCCTCTGAGCTGACTTTGCCGGACACCATATCCTCAAAAGCCGCCATCTTTTCCTGCTGGCGCATCTGGATCGAGTTCTGGTGCGCTTTGATCTGCCGGTCAAGTCGTTGGTTGTGCCGGGCATCTTTTGCAGACTGGCGCTGCTTCGCCTGAACCGCCCCTCGGACAAGCTGGGCCATCGTGCGGATAGAAGCTAAAACCGCCTGTTCCAGTTCCTTTTCACCTATCTTGTCCTGTGGGCACCCAATATCCGGTTTATACCTGTCGGTTCGGCACACATAGCAGGGGTGGGCAGATTGCAGCCGCTCCATCGCAAGTCCACAGTGTCCGCACCGGATCTTCCGATAGAAAACTCGTGTGCTTTCCCCGGCAGAACCGGGATGGGAACTCCGATTCAGACTCTTGGCCGTATCGAAAACCTCCTGCGTAATGATTGCCGGAAACGCCCCATCCACAACAGTCCATTGATTTTCTGTAACAGCCTTGACCCGGCTGGAACCCACCTTTTTTCGGGTAGTCTTGCCATAGATCGCTTTGCCGGTGTACCGCTCATCATCCAGTATCTTGCGAACCATAGAAGAAGTCCAGTAGTTTTTATTCTGGTCTACGCAGTTCCACTTCCGGCTCACCGCTTGTAGCCGCTTCCTTTGCAGCGGGGTCAGCACTCCTTCTGTATTGAACTTTCTGGCTATGTCCGTAGTAGACAGGCCGCTGGTAAAGAGGTCAAACACACGCCGGACCACGGCGGCGGCATCCTCGTCCACCAAAAGAGTGTGCTTATTCCCAGGCGCTTTCTGATAGCCAAAGAACGCATAGGGGGCAACACAGTAGCCTTTTTCGGCAAGCTGCTTTTTGGTCGATCTCACTTTTTCCGACAAGTCCTTGCTGTAAAGGTCGTAGATCACATTTCGGAAGGACACATCAATCAGGCCCGCAGAACCGTACTTGTGATCCTTGCTGTCGTAGGAATCATTGATGGCGATAAATCGCACATCCAGGAAAGGGAAAATCTGTTCCAGATAGTCCCCAACCACGATATAGTCGCGCCCAAACCGGGACATATCCTTGACGATGATGCAGTTGATTTTCCTTTGACGCACCTGTTCCAAAAGCCGCCGGACGGCTGGCCGCTCCATGTTCGTCCCAGAATAACCGTCATCACAAAATTCGAGAATCTGCGCCCCGGCAAATTCAGGCCGCAGCTCAATGAAACGGCGGATGTAGGCCCGCTGATTGACAACGCTGTTGCTTTCGCTTTTTTCATCGGACAGATCGCCGTCCTCGGCGGAAAGCCGGATGTAAATGGCGATCACATAGTTCAACATTTGCTGTAAGACCTCCGGCATCGTGCTACACCTCCTCCTGAAACAACTTCTTCATCTCGTCCTGATAGTTCAACACGATATGTACCTGCTTGTCCTCATTCACATAGATCTTCTCCACCAGCGCCAGCAGCATCTCACGGGTCAGCTCTTTTTCATCCCGGAACTTGGCAAAAGCGGAAAACCACTTATTTTGTTTGGGACTTGCCTCCGGCAAGGCGTCCTTTTCGACCTGCAAATCCTGAAGGCGTCCCTCAAGCTGGCGGGCTTCATCCTCATACCGGCTTTTCCCGAATAGATAATCCGCCTGCGTTACAATACCGTCCACATAGCTTTCAAAGAGCGTCTGGCGGAGTGTGTCCAGCTTCTTTAAGCGTCCCTGCACCGATATGATCTCATTGTCAAGAGCCGTCCTGCGGCTTCTGGCCGCCGAGGACCGGCTGACCCTTTGGATGACTGCCTCCGCATCCGTGAGCATCGCCATCTGCAATCGAAGGACCTCATAAACGGCCGCTTTCAAATCGTTTTCTCGCAGGCCACCCGTATTGGGGCATCCGGCATCCAGAAGCATAGCGTGGCGGGGGCAGATAAAGTGGTACGCCACCGTCCTGCCTTTGTTATAAACACTCTTATAGCGTGTCATATTGTGCTGGCAGCACGCGCATACCACAAGCCCCTCAAAAATGTTTTCGCTGTCAAAATGGGCGTATTTCCCCAGACGGCTGTGGTATTCCTCGTGTTTGACTTTCAAAATGGCTTGAACCGCATCAAACAGTTCCTGCTCAATGATCGCCTCATGAGTGTTGGGGACAATGATCCATTCTGATGGGGGCATAATTTTTTGCTTCTGCCCAGCGTGCAGTTTTGTGATTTTCTTGCCCTGAACCATGTGCCCCAGATACACCGGATTCTCCAAAATATGCTTCACTGTCTGTGTCTGCCACGGGCTGTTTTCAGAAAACCTCTTGGTAAACACAACGCCCTGCAAATAGCGGTGGTAATTGGGATTGGGAATCTGTTCGGCAGTCAATGTTCTTGCTATCGCAGCGTTGCTCATTCCATCTTTTTTCATCCGAAAAATGCGCTGCACCACCTTCGCCGCGTCTAGGTCAACGGCCAGCTTATGCCGATCCTCCGGGGATTTCACATAGCCATAGGCGGCAAAATTGCCGATAAACTCGCCGCTGCGTTTCTTGGTGTCCAGCGCAGAATACACCTTTTGAGAAATGTCCTTGGCGTAAATGTCGTTCATCAGGTTTTTCAGCGCGATGGTCATGGCCTCTCCGCTGTCCGCCCGGATACTGTCGTAGTTATCATTGACGGAGATAAACCGCACTCCCATGAAGGGCAGTACCTTTTCCAGAAAGTTTCCGGTTTCCAGGAAGTCGCGCCCAAACCGGGACAGGTCTTTCACGATGATGCAGTCCACCCGGCCTGCTTTCACATCCTCCATCATCCGCTGGAATCCAGGGCGCTCAAAATTTGTCCCGGTTTCTCCGTTGTCACGATAGCAGTCGTAGAGCTCCAAATCAGGGTGCTTGGCGATAT